GCGTTCTCGGTCAAGGCAAACGCCGATGCCATGCTCAAAAAGGTCAAGGCTGCTGGCTTCACGGACGTTTTTATCAAATACAGCGAGTAAAGGATACACCGCTTTAGCTTACAAGTCCATATACCACAGGTCAAGTTGTTGACCTACAGTTATTGCCCAGCGGAGATTTTTCTCTGCTGGGCAGTATTTTTATGTCGAAACACCTCCCCAAAATTGCTCCATTTTCTCCGTATGGCGAGGAGGTGGTTTTGATGACCAACGAACAGAAATCAACCATACTTCACCTGCGATCTGCGGGTTGTAAGTATGTATCAATCGCCGAAACGGTCGGACTCTCGATAAACACAGTGAAGAGCTATTGCCGCAGACAGGGTTTAGCCTTGGCGGCTGAAAAATCATCTGTCATTGATGACGCTTCTCGCTGCAAGCAATGCGGACAGGCGCTTGTGACTAAGCCCGGGAGCAAGCCGAAAAAATTCTGCTCTGATAAATGCCGTAACGCATGGTGGAAAATGCATCCGAACGCCGAGAACCGAAAGGCGTATTACAGCAGGATATGCACTCACTGTGGGAAAGCATACACGGTCTACGGCAGACCGAACAGCAAGTTTTGCTGTCATGCGTGTTCGGCACAGCACCGCACGAAAAGAGCGGAGGCTGCCATATGACGCAGGACAGAAAAACAGAGCTGATGAAATACAAAGCCGTCGTCGCTGTGTTGAGGAGATGGCTGTCCGAAGGGCATATTACCATCCGTGATTATGCCAAGCTTGAGGAAAATCTCGCGGTCAAATATCGCGTATCTTTGTGCAGTATATGGCGCGAATTGCCTTGACTTTGTCGTCCTTTAGAGCGAATATGTACCCCCTGAAAGGAGGTGGAGTATCAATGGCAAACAGCCGAATTACACAGATAGAGTTTGCGCCGCGAGTTCCCTTTGAGGGAAAGCGCGTGGCGGCATACGCCCGCGTTTCGTCAGGCAAGGACGCAATGCTTCAGTCGCTGGCATCACAGGTCTGCTATTACAGCGACCTGATTCAAAAGCACTGCGGCTGGGAGTACGTCGGCGTATATGCGGATGAAGCGAAAACTGGCACAAAGGACAGCCGCGAGAGCTTTCAACGCTTACTGGCGGATTGCCGCGCCGGGAAGGTTGATATGGTTATCACAAAGTCCATATCACGCTTTGCTCGGAACACCGTCACGCTGCTATCTACGGTTAGAGAACTAAAAACGCTTGGTATCGATGTGTTTTTCGAAGAGCAGAATATTCACAGCATAAGCGCCGACGGCGAGTTGATGCTGACAATTCTTGCGTCCTATGCGCAGGAGGAAAGCTTATCGGTTTCCGAAAATCAGAAGTGGCGGGTACGCAAGAATTTTGAAGAAGGCAAGCCGTGGGATTGCACGATGCTTGGCTATCGGGTAAAAGACGGAGTTTTCCAGATCGTGCCGGAGGAAGCGAAGACGGTACGCCTCATATTCTCGCTTTTTCTTGAGGGCTATGGAAAACAAGCCATAGCTAACAGGCTTAACGCACTGGGAATACCCACGCGCATGAACAAATCGTGGTGTCAAGCCACCATCAGCAAAATGCTCCGCAATGAGAAGTACGCCGGAGATTTACTGCTGCAAAAGACCTTCCGCACCGACCACTTGTCAAAGCAAACACGCATCAATCACGGCGAACTCCCGCAGTATCTTGTGCAGGAAGCGCATGAGCCGATTATCGACCGTGCTACGTTTGACACGGTACAGGCAGAAATTGAGCGCAGGGCAAACAAAACCACTGTGAAAAAAGGCACCGCAACGGTATTCACGGGAAAAATCCGGTGCGGTGTTTGCGGAAAGAATTATCGACGCAAAACCACAAAAACCGGCTTTGTGTGGATATGTGCCACATTCAATACCAAGGGCAAGAAATTCTGCGCATCAAAACAAGTACCCGAAGAAACACTCAAGGCCGTATGTGCTGAAGCTCTTGGTACCGGAAGTTTTGACGATGACACCTTTGCAGCGCATATAGATTTCATTACCGCGCTGCCGGACAACGTTTTGGAGTTTCACTTCAAAGACGGTCAAACGACAGCGGTCGGATGGCAAGACCGCTCACGACGGGAAAGCTGGACGGATGATAAGCGACAGGCAGCACGGGAAAAAGCGACAAGGAGGAACGACTAATGGCGCGAACAGTTACAATGATACCGGCGTCGGTCACATCGCGTTTTTCCAACCTTGCCGTATCCGTACCAAAACAGCGCAACGTCGCCGGTTACGCCCGAGTATCAACGGAAAAGGAGGAGCAGCAATCCAGCTACGAGGCGCAGATCGATTATTATACCAAGTACATCAAGGAGCGACCTGACTGGAACTTCATCGCTGTGTATACGGACGAGGGTATTTCCGCGACCAACACGAAAAAGCGCGATGGCTTCAATCAGATGATTCATGATGCGCTTGATGGAAAAATTGACCTTATCATCACGAAATCGGTCAGCCGGTTTGCGAGAAATACGGTCGATAGCCTAACGGCGGTGCGAAAGCTCAAGGCGGCGAACATTGAAATTTACTTTGAAAAGGAGAATATCTGGACGTTTGATGCCAAGGGTGAACTGCTCATCACGATAATGTCCAGCCTCGCGCAGGAGGAAAGCCGGAGCATTTCGGAGAACGTCACATGGGGCTGGCGTAAGCGCATCGCCGATGGCAAGGTGTCCATGTCATACGGTCAATTCCTCGGCTACGAAAAGGGCGCGGACGGTACGCCGCAGATTGTTGAGGAGGAGGCAGAAATCGTGCGTCTAATTTACACGCTGTTCCTACAGGGTAAAACGCCCACAGCAATTGCGAAGTACCTTACAGCACAGAGCATACCAACACCCGGCGGCAAGGAAAAATGGCAGTGCAATGTGGTTGAAAGCATTCTCACAAATGAAAAATACAAGGGCGACGCGCTGCTGCAGAAGACCTTCACGACGGATTTTCTGACGAAAAAGATGAAGCCCAACGAAGGCGAGGTTCCGCAATTCTATGTCACGGATAGCCACGACAGTATCATCGACGCGGAGATGTTCGATTATGTTCAGGCAGAGTTTGCCCGGCGCAAGGCGCTGGGGCGCAGTTATAACTGCAAAAGCTGCTTTTCAGCAAAGCTGGTATGCGGCGACTGCGGCGGTTTCTTCGGCTCGAAGGTCTGGCACTCGACTGATAAATATCGCCGTGTGATATGGCAATGCAACAGCAAATTCAAGACCGGTGAAAAGTGTACTACGCCGCATTTGACCGAGAATGAGATAAAGGAACGGTTTATTGCCGCGTGGAACAGTATGCAGGATATGACCGATGAAGTGATTATCGACTGCCGGTTGGCGATTGCGGAGCTTTTCGACAGCGACGCCATCGACGAGGAAATCTTCGCGAAGAACAGTGAAGCCGAGGTACTTGTCGAAATGAATCGCAAGCACATCACCGAGAACGCATCGGCGGCACAAGACCAGACGGCATACAAAAAGCGGCAGGATGAGTTGGTGGCAAAGTACAATGCCGTGGCAAAACGGGTAGACGAACTCAAGACTGAGAAGGAAGCACGAAAACGGCAGCGCACGGTGCTCACAGCGTTTGTGGACACAATGGAACGGCAACGCGGGTCGCTGACCGAATTCAGCGTGAGCCTGTGGTCGGCGGTCGTCAAGAAGGCAATGGTCTACAACGACGGACGGATAGTGTTCATGCTGATGAACGGCACTGAAATCAAATAAGCCCAGAACACATTAGTTCCCCACGCCAAGCACGGTGTGGGGAACGTTTTTATACTGCGACTTTCATATTTGCACCAAAATGCACCAAAGTCCAAAAAATGCACCAAAATGTTGCTCGTTAACGATTTGTCCGAGGCAAAGCGTCGGTGGGGCTAAAAATCGGTGTTTCAAGGGCAAATATCACGGCTCCACGCAGTCGTCGGCGTATGTATTCCAAAACAAAAAGCACCCAAAAGTCTGTAAATATGGGCATTTTAGGGCAAAAACATATCGCAGAAGACGAATACATTTATTGTATCAATCTTCTGCGATATAGTTGTGTTTCCTGCACTACTTTGATACAATGCACCATTTTCTGCCGTCGGCGAGCTTTCGTTAACGAGCAGGGTATCGCTAACGAGCAATAATGCTGATTAGTTTTCGGTGCCTGCTTGAATTTATGC